ATGGATTTTTTGCGCGCGAGCCTCCGCGCCAAAGCAGAACGGGCTATCGCTCAGAGGTCCAAGGACCGGGAATTTCATGGGCTGGAACGAGAGTTCCTTTATTATCAAGCCCAGATGCTCGCCGACTACCAAAGATCGAAGGACGTTAAGCACCCCCGCGACCTTGGCCAAATCCGCGAAACAATCCTCCGAAGATTTTTAAGCGAGAGCGGTTATCTTCCAAAACAGTACGGAGTTTCAGAGCGAAGTGTAAGGGTAGTTTCCCCAACGGGACATATCAGCAAAGAGATCGACATTGCGCTTTTCGATCCGAAAGAGTCCCTAACCCTGATGAACAGAGAAGACGTCTATGAAGTGCACCCAATTGAGAGCGTTTATGGGGTCATACAAGTCAAGTCCAACCTGAGTAAGAAGGAACTGACTTCGGCGTTAGATAATCTTGCATCATTCAAAAACCTTGCCCGCCCTCGCAATGAAAATCTCGGCGGCATCAGATTTACCGAATCGACAAAATCGGAACGCGGATTTGCTGTCCTATTCGCGTTCACGACAGACTTGGACTGGGACAGCATCACAGCAGCCCTGAAAGATTTTGGCGACAAAAACCCCAGGCATAGCCTTCCGAACGCGATAGTCGTACTGGACAGAGGAGCGTGGAGATACGGTGATGAAACCGGTGGATATATCCTAAATCCTTATCTTGAAAGAATCGAAGAACTCAAAATTTACGGGCAACCCGACTACGACGGACTTTCCTTGTATTCGTTTTATGCGTGCCTAATTATGCTTTTGCGACACACCTACGTATGGCCGGTCGCGGTCGAGTCGTATTTTCGATTGCCCTTAATTTCAGCTGATAAGTCCTACGAATTCACCTACGGCCAATTTGCAGAGGTGGGCGTATGTCAGAAGCACGGCGATTTCGCCCGCAAAATAAGTTCCGAAAATTTGGAAAAGATTGTTGAGGCATGTAGCGCCAGCGAGCCTGTCAACTGGACGAAGGTCCTAGATGCAGCGTACGGTCACCAGCACGATGAAGAGGTTTCTAGGCGACAGGGAGGTGATGTGCGGGTCTTTAATCCCGAAAACCGTCCATTGAGCGAAATCCTCTTAGTTGAAACTTCCTACGGCGACAAAACATTCCAATCCCCGTCGTTCGAGTCCATCAGAACCGGTGGAATGGATATTTGGCTGCCGCATGTTTATGCGTCCGAATTGGGTTTAATTTCCGGCTGTCCCAAGTGCGCCCAACTGTCTCGAACAGCGCAAAAGACGAGAGGACACAGGACTAAGGCACCAAGCAAACGCAACACTTAAGCAGCTTGGGAAGCTCGATCTATCGCTACGATTTCAACACGCTAGGGGTAAAACTCGTCTTTTCGTGTCGAAATTCTCTCAATGTTTTCAATAGCGCTGTAAAACTTTACGAGCGCAGGAACCGCAATCCTTTTCGTTCCAAAACCTTTAATTCATGCTATGGAAATTCCTAGGCAAGCGGGCGCTCGGTTGGCGCGCTGGCACAAATCCCCGGTGGAAACGAAGACACAAGTTCCGGGTGGAAACATGAGATGGTTCGACTCCATCCCGCTCGCCGGTTATCTCCATCAATCTCCCAATCAGGACGGAAATCCATCGTCTTGACTCTCTTCTAAAATGAGAACATTTATAGAACAAACGAGAGAGCAAGAGATATGTCTGACGCTGAAAAAATCATCGTAGTACAGTTCAAAAAGGGACGCGGGGGCATTGTGCCGGGCGACATGCGACCTGCAACCAGCCAAGCATCCGCAGAAAAAATTGCAAGCGCCATGGCACCGCGTCATATCGGCGTTGCGGCATACGCTGTTACCGTGGACGAAGAAAGCGGCAGCATGGCCAACCCTCGCCTGCTGGTCCAGCACGGCCAAATTGCCGACCTTATGCCAGACTGATTTACCGGCGCGGGGGCGCGCGCCTTTTTCACGACAGGGGAAACTTTGCGGCTCTGAAACAGGAGATTGGAAACGTGCGCCCGAATGCAACCAAACAGCCGGACGATATCGCGGCCTATGTCATCCAGTGCCATGACGGCGATGCTGTTGCCGCCGTGGAAACGCTGCTGGACGAAATCAACCATCTGCAAAATCAACTATCCATCGCCGTCGTAGCCATGGGCCGGGGATATACGCGCGGATGGAAGCCGAGCGCCGAGCGGGAATGACATGCGCCACCGTCGCGGCATCGATCTAACCGGCGGCAACAACGACAATATGCCGCCGAAGCCGACAGGCATCTTCGTGCCGCAGCGCGACCACTCGGCGACCTTGGCCGATTTGCCGCAATGGTATGTCGTCGGCGCGCAATGCTGGCGCAGCAAACACGTCGGCATGTTGGACAGGTGGGCGCTACAGCGCCGTTATGGAAAATTCCGGCCAATCATATCCATGGAACCGCTGTTGCGGTGCCTTGGCTGCGGCAACCGTGAGAAAAACAGCTTTGTTCTGGCGCGCACAAAGAGGGACTGGCCATGAGCTATGAACCGCAGCCCGGCACCTACGGTTATTTATGGGCAGAATGCTACACCGTGACGGCCTATTGCGACCCATGCAACCGCGTCGTCAAAGTCGATCTGGAGAAAATGCCACCCGAGCAAAGCTTTATTAACAGGCGCTGGAGGTGCGAGTATTGCCATGGGTTGGGACAAGCCAACTTAAGCCCGGATCATTCGCCAACAGACTCACCAGCTGCCAAACAACGCGATATCGAGCGGACGCGAAGAATAGAAGTTCTGGCGCAGCGGATGACAGCCACAAGCGGACGAAGCGGCGCGACCTAAATCAATATTTTTTGTATGTACAAAAATCTTGCGCATGCAGGCTATTTAATGTACATACAAAATATGAAAATCACTTACGACGAAACGAAGCGGCTGACGAACATCGAGAAACACGGTCTAGACTTCGCCGATCTGACGATTGAGTTCTTTGCAGGCTCAATCGTCCTTCCAGCCAAGGAAGACCGCTTTATGGCCGTAGGCGAGTTTCAGGGCCGTATCATCATTGCGGTGGTGTTCCGCCCGTTAGGTTCGCAGGCTCTGTCCGTCATTTCCATGCGGCCAGCCAGCGCCAAGGAAAGGAGGCTCTAATGCCCGTAAAATTTTCTTCGAAACGCCCCCTCAAGAATGAGGAAGAGGCAGAAATTCAGAAAATGATTGCGTCCGACCCGGACGCCCCCGAAGCCACGGATGAAGATATGGCGCAAGCAAAGCCATTCCGCGAGGCTTTCCCCGATCTTGCCAAGAGCATTGATCGGGAGATTGCGCGCCGTGGTAGGCCGAAGGCGGATGCACCAAAGATGCCGGTTACGATCCGTCTTGATCCTGACTTGGTGGAACATTACAGGGCGATGGGCAAGGGATGGCAGTCACGCCTCAATAGCGATCTGCGAAAGCTATCCGGTCTTCGCTAGGAGGTGTCGGCTAAGATATCACCCTCGTTACTGGATTGCACTGTTGTAGAAACTGTTGTTCTCTATTCCAAGGGAGTTCTTGTCGGCGAAAGAGGGGACGCCGTATTGTGGCGGGACGAGATGAGAGAAAACCAACTAGAGAGATTTCTAGGTGATGTTAGTGCAGTACAGCCCGGCCACGATGCGGCGGCCTTCCTTGCGGCCATCGTTGAATCCTCCGACGATGCGATCGTCAGCAAGTCGCTAGACGGGATCATCACCACTTGGAATTTGAGCGCAGAGCGTCTGTTTGGCTACACGGCGACTGAAGTAGTGGGACGACCGATCACCATACTTATTCCAGAGGACCGATTGGACGAAGAGCCAGCTATTATTGCTCGCATCAAGGCGGCGGAGCGGGTTGACCATTTCGAAACGGTGCGCCGCCGCAAGGACGGTACGCTTATCGACATATCTCTCACGATCTCGCCAATCAGGGGCAGCGACGGCAAGATTGTGGGCGCGTCCAAGATTGCTCGTGATATCTCCGAGCGGAAACGGGTGATAGAGCAGCAGGGTATGTTGTTGCGGGAGATGCATCACCGGGTAAAAAATCTTTTCGCAATTACCAGCAGCATCATAACACTGGCGGCCCGCACCGCGAGCACGCCGGAGGAACTTGCCGAAGGCATGAAGAATCGCCTGATATCTTTATCGCATGCTCACCAAATGACATTGCCCAGCTTCAGCGGCGGGGTTTCATCCGCGGATCAAAACACCACGTTTTTTACGCTTCTGACACATCTGCTTTCTCCGTTTGAGGGGAGAGACACGCGGCGATGGCACCTGCACGGCGACGATACTCACATCAGCGCGGACCGGTTAACCAGCCTTGCCTTGTTGTTCCATGAATACGCTACCAATGCCGTTAAGTACGGCGCGCTTTCGGCTTCGGAAGGGCGGCTGGACATCACGCTCACGTCTGCGCCGGACTGTTTCCAGATCATGTGGCTGGAGTCGAACACGATGCCAGAGCCCGACGCAGGGAGCAAAGAATCAGGCTTCGGCACGACGCTGGAGAAAATGTTGATACGAGCCTTGAATGCTCAGGTGTCGAGGGAGTGGCAACCGCATGGGCTTCTGATCAAGCTCACTCTTCCGCGCGACGCGTTCGGGATTCCAGACCCATCATAAAAGCGGCGATTGGAGCGAGAAATTAGAATGTCATTCCCGACGCAAGCGCCAGAAACGCAAAAAGCCGCCCGGCGCGAACCGGACGGCTTTTGACTATGTAGTACCGGATAGATCAATCGGCCATGCGCCGGTCAACCCATTTGAGGATGATCGCTTCGACACCGCGCGGCCCAAGATAAGCCAGAAGCGCAATCAGGCCGGTAGAGATTGTTTGCCCGAAGCTGAAATATGAGGCGGCACTTTCGCCGATGACCGCCATACCTATCGCCACCGGCAATTCCCAAAACAATTCGATGCCGAAGAATTTGCGGCGGCCCTTTCGGGCCTCATTGCCGTGCCACATCGCCCGCCCGAGTACGGCTGCGAAAAGAGTGGTAAAGGCACCACCAAGCCATGCATTCACCAATTCGATGAAAGAGGTGTATTTCTCCGGCATCAGTCGGGCCTTCCGCAATAGAGGGCATAACGTCCGCGATGCCGGGCGATATCAACGGCGGCGCTCCGGTCGTGGGTGACAAGATAGGTGTTTGTTTCCGGGCGCGGGTTGATCGGCACAAGCAAATCGCAAGGCTCAATCGCCTTCACGGTCGGGCTGCATGCAACCGCCGAGAAGCCCGCACAAATCAAAATCGTCAGCTTGCAAAGCGCCTTCATCGATCTTCTGTCCGTCTTTGAGAATAGTGATACGGTCATCCTGGAGTCCGACCGCGACTTCGGCTTTTCCTGCCCCCTTGCCGACAAAGTAGGCGGGCGCAGCCATGAGAGCGGCACCGATGACGATGCCGCCCCCGATCAATGCAGCGTCAAAAAACCGCATCAGAGTTTCCGCCACGCCAGATAGACGGAGATACCGACGATGAAGACGGCGATTGCCATTCGCGCCCATTCCCCTGAGGAAAGCTCGCCCTGCTGCGCCGAGACAACCTCAACAGCCTTCGTCAAAGGCTCCTGTCCGACCGGAACGGCGGTGCTGATGCCACCGCCCAAGATCGCCAGCGCCTTGGACTTGGCCTGCGTCTCGGTTTCAGCGATATATTTCTTGCCAGCGACCGGCCCAGCAGAAGGGTATTGTTTCCACGGCAACTGGAAGTGCGGGCCATCCTTGAAGGACTTCCAGTCACCACCCCATTCCAGCGGAATGCCAAGTTCCTTTGCCGCCTGTTTCATGGCCTTGGCGAGCTTGGCATAAAGCGGCCAGTCCCAAACCACGCTACCGCCGACCAGCGCGGCCAGATCGACCGCATGACTGTAACCGTTCGCGGCCTTCAAATGGCGGCTGTTCATCGTCTTGGAAGCGCCCGTCGCCACCATTTCCTTTTGTTTTGCCAGCGTCCGCACGCCTTCCGTCACCACGAAATCAATGTCGGTGATCTGAATGGCGCGCTTCACAACGCGCACGAGGTCAGGATGCACGCCGTCAAGGCGCGCAAGGCTGCGTTGGGAAAGCACGTAACCCATTATAGTCTCCAAATTTTCAAGGGGGATTGTCGGCTGGATGCCGGTTAGTTCTCGTCCGTCCGCCCGAAGCGGCGCGGCGTCAGGAAAGAGGAAGGCGTGGCCGGAGTTCCGGGCGCACTGTTGGGGGCAACCTTGCCGGTTGCTTTCGAGGCGTCCGAAGTGGCATTGGCACCGCCGTTTTCCGTTCCGGCCGATTTTTCGGTTGCGGATTTGCCATCGTAGAGCCTGCCCGAAACCGCCACTTCAAGACCGCCGGTTTTCATGTAGGCCGTTTTCGCCGTCTTGATGATGTAAGGCACACCGTCCACGCCGGGGCGGACATTGGCGAACAACAAGGGCAAGCCTGCATCAATCCCCGCATCGCCAATAACGGTGACAGAAACCGAGCCTTCGCCGCGCTGCAATTCCTTGGCCTTGGCCCGCGCGGCCTTGTCGGCTTCGGCGGGCGATGCATAGGGTTCCGGCAAACGATAAACGCTATCGCCGTCTGCGTCCGCATCGGCGTCGATTTCCACCCGTTCGGCCTTGTCGGAATCCTGATAGTACGCCACGACCTTGCTGTATTTCGTACGGTCGTTGATTTCGACTTTCAGGCTTCCGACCTTGATTTTCTCGGGCGTCAGGATGATCGAGCCGAGCGGCGCACCCGACGCAGAAAGACCGGAGCCGAGCCGGGTGAAAATCAGGCGCTTTTGCTTGACGGCGAAAAGACCGTTATGCCGTTCCGCAAGCCGCCGCAGGAAATTGATATTGCTTTCGTCCTGCTGCGCCAGCCATTCATATTGGAAGTCCGCAAGGTCTTCATCAACGGCGGGGCTTAACCCGCTTTCGTTGGCGATCTGTGACAGGATATCGCCTAGCTTCGTTTTATCCCATGACCTTTCCTGCCGCTCTTTCAGCTTTCCGCTGCGAAGGTCCGCAGCCCTGCCAGAGATCGACATTTTATAAGGCAGGCAATCGACATTGACTTTGTCCGCAGTGAAGACGCCTTTCAGCACGAGATCATCACCGAAACCCATCTTGACCGAAATGATTGCACCCTTACGCGGGATCGCAAGAAAGTTCGGCGGGCCGTCATTCAGTTCAATATCCACCGTGTCGGATTTCATGCCCTCTTCGTCAGTGACGGTCAGGGAGAGCAAACGCTCATAGAAATGGCCTGCCACCGGCACGCCGTCGATACTCACTTCCACGCGCGGTTTCATGGTCAGTCCCAAAGGCTGGTCAACGGCTTGGCCGTGCTGGTGGCGGGTATGTCCGGCATGGTGATTTTCGTGCCGAGAGGAAGAACAGGCCCGAGCGCGGCAAGACCCGGATTGGCATCAATAACGGCTTCGACCACTTTGGCCGTGCGCCCATAGAAAGCGAGGCAGGCGAGATCAACAGTCTCGCCCTGCCGTGTGGTGTAAATTGTCGCCATGTGGTCACCGGAACAGTTCAGACAGGAAGGATGCAGCCCGATCCACAAGACCGCCCGCACTTGGCAATGTGCCGGAGCCAGAGCGCTTGAGCGTGATGGAATAGGCGTTACGCCCGGCCTCGCCACGGCGGTTAATGTAGCTGCGGTCCTCTTCCACGGACTGCACCGTAAACATACCTTGGATGACACCCTGCGCCGCATCACCGGTCACAAGCATCATCTCCGTTCCCGCCATGGATGCGGCAATGATACCGTCAAGCTGCGATTGCCCGCCAAACTCTTCGGGAAAAAGAACACCCGAAATTGTCACTTCGTCGGAAGTCGGGCCGGTCCATTGCTGCTGGTTAAGGGTTTGGCCGACAGGCATATCCACCCAAGGGGTGTTCACCTTGCGCTTGACGCCCTGATATCCAAAACCCAAACCCTCGAAGGCGAAGCCTCCGAGCATCATTGATGTGTGACCAGCCATAGGGACTCCAAAAGTTTCGAATTTCGCTGTAAGCGATCTATGGGCTTCCAAGGGGGAAAGAGATGAAACGAATAGTTTTTTTAGTGGCAGGGCTTCTAATCACCAGCACGGGAGCACACGCCAGCAACCTTTACTGCGCCGCTTACGAGGCCGAATATGAAAAGAACAAAGGTAAAACCTTCAGCGACATGTCCGCCGACTACAGATCAGCCACGACTTTTTTGTTTGGAGCGTACTTGGCGGTGACCAAGCAAACGCCAGCGACGGTCGACAATACGGATTTCAACAAATACCTCTTTGCAGTCTCAGCAAGCTGCAAAGCGACGCCGAAGCAAGCGATTATGGATGTAGGTTTGCAAGAGATTGCTAAATGGAAACCACGAAAGACGTCACGATATTCCGAGATATCGTTGATCGACCTGAAGTTAGACATCCAAAAAATGGCAGGACAAGAGATCGAAACCCAAGCAAACGTCCAGATATTCGGCGACATGGGAATGCTCCAAGATGGAATGATGGACGCAAATCCCTTGCCTCTTGACTTTAAGAAGGTGCCGCGAGACCAACGAAAAAAGTTACTGGAACAATGCAGCATGGGTTGCCGAGCCACAGTGCAAGGCAAGGTGGGAAATGTAATGTTTCAGAACGGCATCGTAGCGGACGCCGTTCTCATTGATTAATCGCTAAACAACCCTTCCGTACCTGCGGCAATCTGGCTGCCGAGATCGGTAGCCGCCGCCGCTATTGCCTCCTTGGAGTCGGCAATACCGGTTATGGTGGCGGTCGCATATACCGTTACGTTCGGCGGCTGCGGGTTGACAATACGCACATCCTGCGTGGCAGTTGGCCTCGTCATTTCAGATAGCGAGGCGGCATCGATCCTCACGGACTTGATACCAAGATCATCGGCAGTTTTTCCGGGCAAGTTTTCCGTGCTGCCGCCAAAACCGTTCGCGCGCGCAGCCCTCGCCGCATCCAACGCAAATTGTGTCGAAACTGAGGGCGGCGCTGGATCGGTGGGCAGGGATGAGAAGAAGCTGCCTATAGCGTGGAGAGCATCTTCGACACCCGGCAACAGTGCTTTTCCTTGGCTGTAGGGTGTGTTGCCGGAATAGGCTGCTTTGCCCAATTCGTAGGCCCCGCCAGCGGCAGCACCATACACCCCCATGCGAGCAAGCCCCAAGAGGATGGAAGACCATCCACCGGCAGCGCCGCCCACAGCCGCGGCAGTAGCTGCTGTTGCCGCCCCAGTTCCGGCAGCAGCAGCGGGCGTACTACCGCCAACAATAGCAGCAATTCCCCCCGCGACTTTAAGCGCCCCGAGCAATGTGCTTGCTCCAGACAACACAAACAGCGCCGCCGCCAACTTTCGAATGGTGCCAGCCAACATGGAAATACCCATGCCCCACGCAAAAAGCTGGAAGCCATAACCAGACATTTCCGCAAAAAACTTGGCGATAGGGTTATCCTTTATCGCATCGTTCAATTCGCGGATGGATGCGCCCCACTCCTTCGCCCGCATGAAGATTGCACCAATGCGGTCGGCGGCGTTCGGATCGACAGGACCAAGCAACAGGTCGCCGAGATCGTTCATGAACTCCTTCATGCCGCCGGTATAACCGAAGCCCTGCGCAAATCCCTTCGTGAAATTCGTGATCTGGTCGAAGATCGTCACGCGGTTGCCGAGCGTGTCCAGCACCTCACCGATGCCCTGCGCGCCCTCGCGGATGGTCGGCAACATGCTGTCGCCGATTTCCTCGAAGACATTGGAAATCTTGTTCCCAAGCAGGTCCAGAACGTTTTGCGTGGTGCTGGCGCGCTGGATGTACTCATTGAATGCCGAGCCTGCGTATTTCGTGCGGTCGGCCACGCTGTCCAGCGCTTGATCCAAGAGCTTGATATTGCCAACCAGCGGCATGAAGGCGCGGGCTTCGTCGCCGAAGAATTCGGACAGCAAGGAAACCTGCTTATCCTTCGGCGCTTTCGCAATCGCCGTCAGCACCTTGCGCATGGTGCCTTTCGCGTCTTTCTGCATATCCTTGGCGATGGAGGGCAGATGCAGCCCTAGCGCCTTGGCCGCGTCCCGTTGCGACTTTTGGGCAAACTCGCCTTTCGTCAGTCTACGGATGACGTTCAACATGGCGGTTCCCGCCGTGCTGGCATCCGAACCGGCGGAGATCATGGCGCTACCCATGGCCGCAAGTTCTTCTTTTGCGAAGCCGCCCATTTCACCGAAGGAGCCGACCCGCAACATGAACTCGGTCACGTCCTTGGCCTTGGACGCCATGTTGTTCGACAGATGGTTGATGGCATCGGCCATGTCGCCGGTTTCCGCGACCGTCAAACCAAGCTGCGTTTTCAGCTTGGCAAGGCTTTCGCCTGCCTCACCTGCGCCGAGATCGAAGGCGATGCCGACGCGCGCCGCCATTTCCGCGAAACTTTGCAAGTCTTCGGTCGCGATACCGCTTTCACCTGCGGCAGCGAACAGCGCGGCAATGTCATTTGCGGCGAGCGGGATTTCGCCGGACATGCGCCGGATGCTGCGGCGCATGTTTTCAAACTGTTCGTCATTGGCTTCGACCACCTTTTTCACGTCTGCAAATGCAGACTCGAAACTGATGGCTGCGCCCGCCGTCGCCTCGAAGCCACGCGTGACGCCGAAGTAACCAGCGCCGAGCGCCACGGCCTGCCCGATCAAACCGCGCATGGGGGCGAAGGCAGAAACAGATTGCGCCCGCAGGCCGTCCAGCGACCGCGTGATGTGCTTCGCGCGGGCAGACACATCATCAAGGAGGGAGACGCGAAGAGTGCTTTGCTGGACAGCCATGGTCATTCTCTCATGATTTTCCGGTACTCCTTGCAGGTGTTGAAATATGCAAGGAGCTTTCGGGCGGGCCATCGCTCAATGACGTCGAGCGATGTTTTTGCAGTATCGGCGACGCAGACGGCGACTAGCCGCCAGTCGTGTTCGTCGGGTCGTTTCCCAAGAGTGGTTTTGTCTTGGCGACGATGATTTTAAAGTCGTTGCCCTTGATCTTTTTGAAGGCAGGCAGCGGAACATCGGAAATGAGGGCCAGCAGCGTGACCATCTGGCCGATGCCAGGAGAAGAGCTATCCGCCAACAGGAGGTCGCCGACTTCCGGTTCACGGAACGTCAGTTCGGAATAGGTCTTGCCATCATGCTCCACCGGCTTGGCAAGCGGTACATTTACGGAATCCATGGTGTCACCTGAAAAAATGGCCCGCATCACGCGGGCCGGATTGGAAGGAATGGAGAGTGAAGGGAGGGCGAGCCGCTACAGCAGCAAGGCGTTGCGGATATCGCCGAACTGCGAGACGCCGCCGACTTTGAAATCGAAATCGTCCATCTCGTAGATTTCTTCGCCGTCGATTTCGAGCTTGTAATAGTTCACGTCCACGCCGTAGTCGTTTTCGGAAAGCTCGCCCGGCTTCCACGTGCCGGCATCGGGTTTGAAGACCCTGCCGCGAATGGTCATCACCGCGCTATGCGTGGTGCCGTCCTCGTCCACCAGTGCGCCGGTAATCATGAAGGGCGTTTCCGTACCGATCTTGATACCGTGCAGCTTCAAAATCTGCGGGTCCATGCCCGGCATCTTGAAGCTGAATTCCAGCGCGTTGTAACCGAGATGGACCTTGCGGGCCTTGATCATCCCGGCATTGCGGACATCCTCGCGGACGGCTTCGGGAACCGGCGGTGTGATATCGCCGATCTGCCCGAGCTTGCTTTGACGGTCGGCCCACAGCATGCAGTTCCGCAGGATGTAGGCCGGGAGAGTTTTTTGCGCCATGTGAAAAGCTCCTTACGCGGCGACCGAGAGCGCGCCGATTTCGATTGCCCCGTTCACCTCGTCAATCAGCAACTGATACCGGACGATTGGATTGCGATGGGTAGTGATGTGGATTTGCTCCATCAGACCGACCGGCTCGAACTCCACACCCAGCAGGGTCTTGCCGTTGACCATAAGCGTCGGATCATTCTGGGACGACAGCCAGACGCTACCGCCGAGAATGTCTTCGTTGTTCGTGAAGACACGCATAGCCGCGTTACCGTCTTCGATGAGCATTTTGAAATTGCCCTTCCGAGTCTTGCGATCCACATGCAAGAAATAGAGGTCTTCAAGGGCTTCATTGACCATATCGGCGGTGGCGCGCACGCTGTCGAACTGCCACAGCGGATCATCAATTGCGAGACGGCTACCCCACGTCCTGAAACCGCCGCGCTCATTGATGATCGTGGCGACCTGATTTTCGTTCAGGTAGTTGCTGTCATCGGGATAGGAGATCGTCCGCGCCACGCCGTCGATGGTACGAATGATCTTGTTCGACACCGAACCGGAGAAACCTTCCGACGATGCGACGACACGTGCGCGGACGCCAGCGAAGACGGCGGCAACAGGCTTGGTCACTGGCACGCCGTTGACGTTCTTGATCACCTTCGGGTCGATGATGAGGATGCGCCCGCCGTTAACCGTCTGACGGAAGCGCACGGCTTCGGCGTCGGTCGTGTTCGGCCCGGAGATATAGGCGCGCGCGCGGATTTTCGGGGTGATGGCATTCAGCGCCGAAACGAAGGGGTTCGCCACGTCACCGACATTGGCGGTGGCGGTCGGCAGCACCTTGCCAGCATCCGCCCCGCCGCCCGTGAAGGTCAGGGCAGGCGCTTGCGACATTTTCTTGCCGGGCGTAACGACCTTGACCGAAACAACCTTGTCGGCGTCAGCCCCGGTCCCCATCACGGCTTCCAGCGTCGGCAACACCTTGCCGGGATCATTGCCGCCGCCCGTCGCGGTTACGACCGGCGCTTCCGTCAGGTTGTCGCCCTGCGAAGTCAGCGATACCGAAACAACGCCGTCTTCAATCCACGCGCCGGTATCTCCGGCAGTGATGATGACACGCGGCTGATAGCCGGTCAGGGCCTTGGCGCGGAGTGCGGAATAGATGCCAGTCCGGGCCACGGGATCGCCGATGAGGTTGTTTTGCAGCGTTGCCGGGTCGGCGCTGTCGGGGACACGGTTGACGATGCACCAAGAGCCGCCTTCATCGAAAATAGTGGTAAGGTCTTGCAGCAGGGTTCCCGCTGCGCCGAGCGCCGCCGCCGCCGTCAACGACCGAACCATGGTCGGATAATCGAGAGGAAAGGCGGCAGGGTCCGCGTCTGGTGCGATGCCGTTGACGAAGGTAATTCCGCTGCGGGTCACGCCTGCGATTGCTGGGGTGTCGGCGCTTTCTACAAGCTTGACGCCATGATGATAGGACAGGTCAACCATTCTGCTGGTCTCCTTTGAAGGTTCCAAATTTTGAAGAAGGGTTCCGGCTCAAACCCGGAGATGAGGAAGCGCCCCCGCCGATGGCGGCGGGGTGTATTTTCAACAGTTCAATGGCCGGTCTGGCGTTAGGCGATTTCCGCTTGTCGCCACATTGCGTCAACCTGCGTTTCAGTCAGGCTGAGTGCAGCGGCAATTAGCAGAAGTGTCGGGTGAGAGCGTTCGAAATTGCCAGTAGAAGACCACTCGATTTTCGCTTCTTCCTTGGCAAGACCTTCCGGCATTGCGGCGATTGCAGCTTCCACCGATTCTACGGAAATGCCGTTCCTAACGAGGGTGAGCCGAAGTTGACGGGCTGAGATGTTATTGAAAACTGCCGGTTCTGGTGGAGCGTCAACAAGCACACCGCCCTGATAGAGCGTTCCATCCGCAATATCGTCCGGGTCGGCGTCAATGCCCAAAACAATCCTGTCGTTGGGAACCATACGTGAGGGGTCTTGCTCAACGTTGGTGACTTTGAATGTCACCGGGTCGACCATCGCCCACGCGCCATAAATGGCCGTGAGGAAGTTGCCCTGTTCGTCCCATGTCGTAAGACCGTGCCGGATATCATACCAGTCGTGGCCGTCCTCATTGCTGAAGAACATGATGCCGCTCGTACTGGTGAGCTTGAAGTGTCCAAAGTTGACGATTTCCATGGGTTCACCTCAAGCGTTATGTGCCGTGATCCAGCCGCGCACCGGATCAAACAGTTGGAAGTAGCGGTAACAGAAGTGCTTCATCCAGTTGTTGCTCTCGACATAAAAGCCAGTCACCGCGCTTCCTGCTGGAGCTTCCCGCCATAAGTTGTAACTCATAGTGAATTCACCACGAGACACCCACCGGGAATTAAGGTTCGCCACGCGGTCATTAGCCCAAGCCTGACCGCGCTCGTTTGCATGAGCGTAGGCACGGTCTTCGATCCGGCTATTGATGTCACCTATCGAGCGAGACCACATCGCCCCGTCATCGGATACCCGGAATGCCCAATTCCCGTCACTTGCGACAAAGCCGATGTTGCCATCGTTATGGTGCAAGTTTCGGGTCTGATTGTTGTCGGTGTCCCGCAGATGGACCGTGGGAGCGTTGTTACTGATCTGGAGGTTGCCCGTTAAGGTGCCGCCAATCAGTTTCAAGTATCGCCCGTCAAAGAGCGTGGTAAGCGCAACCTTGATGTTTCCCCATGTCGTTTTGAACATGGTGGAAGCACCAGCCGCAACGCCAGCGAAGAAATCGCCGTCGTCAGGCGTTGCCTTGCCATTCGCCCCGGCGACGGCTGCACCCACTGTGGCGGTTGTCGTCAGCGCCGGAAGATTGGCCTGCGGCACTTTTGCATCCGGGCCGAGTGGCGCTACCCCATCCGCAACGTCTTTCTGATCGGCGCGCAGATAGTCGGCGAGCTTGGTATCAACAGCCTCCGAAGCATCCTGTATGGCGTCTTGTACGGCCTGCGCTGACGCATACCATGCAGCCTCTTTCCCACCGAGCTTGAGGGCATTCGGCGCGGTCCCGCCGACAATGATCTGGTCAATTTGCTCCTGTGCGAGCGAAATTGATTGCTGCAGGGTGGCAATCTGCGGCGCAACATTGACCTGAATGTAATCGAGTGACGCCTGCACGCCCTCTGCCATGAGGCGTTCAAATGATGCTTCCAGCTGCTCGCGGGCAGTCAGACGCTCATCAATGTCGGCCATCGTGGCATTCCACAACAGCCGGTCGATGAGCGTCTTCGGCCACGAGGGAAGCTGATAGCCGTCAGACCTCTCTGGCATAGTCAAGCACCTCGTCACCTTCCTGCTCGATGATCGCCATCACCAGCGAACCGCGCATGTTGATTTCGTTCAACGGATAGAATGTGAAACGTCCGCGCTTGACGATGCGCGAGAGTTTCACATCGTAGGATTTCTCCGGGTCGATCTTGCTAGCCATTGGAACCCCTTAAAGTGCGGCAATGAAAGCGTCCTGCACGAACGGCACGGACGCTACATTGTTGGTGGTTGCCGCAGGACGCATCCGGGCGGCATTGGCCGCAGCGCCGAGCGTGTAGGTTGAAAGATAGGTCCGACGCGCAGGCATCTGCGGATCGACAGTGATTTCGGTGCTGTCCGGGTTGACGACCGTGTTTCCGACCATGATGGCGGGTGTGAAGGCGTGCCGGGCAGGATCGAAGGAATCCAGCGTGTATTGCGTCTGAATACTTGTGCTAGAAAACCCGAATGGAAAACTCTTGCTGACGGCACGCATGCTGTTGCGGTTTCGGGCAACACGGGAAACCGCTTTCTGGTCAAGCTGGATCATCGGCTGCAAATCAGCAGTACCCATCATGACCATGCGCAATTCCACCGAAGCGGGAAGCCCGACAAGCGGGTTCGTTGCCGGGTCGCCATCATCCAGTTCCGTCCAGACGGTCGCACCGGAAGGCCGGATTTCCCATCCAAGCGCGCAACCACCCGGCACCCAACCGGCAAACAGCATGTCGATTTGCGTCATGCCGTCCGCGAGGTTCAAAGCCTGCATCGGAATGACCGTACGCGGGCTGCGATAGCGGGCGGCATTCAGCCGGAAGCAGATATCCGTTTCCGTCGATCCTTGAGCAAACGCGCCGTCTGTGGTGAGAAACTGCGTGCCGCCAGTATACTTGTTCGACCCGGAAATATGCAGCGCATGCGCGCCGGTTGTTACCGTCACGAACGCATACCGCTTTCCGCTTTCCAGCAACGTGATGGGCAATTCCACCTTGTTCCAGCCAACGGTAAGCTCCGCATGTTTCAGCATGCCTTGCGCCAGCACCGCGTCAAAACGCGGTACACCGCCGGTCGTGGTTTCCACGATGAACACATGCACATCGCCGTCGATACCGACGCGGGCAAACGACAGGTCGAGACTTGTGACCTGCATGGGCTGCGCGACGAGAAACGACTGCGCGCAGATAGAGCCGTTGATGCCAACCTCTTCGGTGACGTACTCCCAATAGGGTTCGCTATAGATTTCATACCGAAGCTGGCGAACGCCGTAAGTCTGATGGCCGGGACCGAAGTTGCCGCCGATATAGACCACTTCGAAGGTCTCGCCGCCGACATTGAGCATCTGCCCCACCCTGGAATCGCCGCCAAGGCCTGCCCACCCCGCCGCGTTTTCGCATGCGCCCATCGTCGGACCATAGGTAAGACGTACGCGGGAAGCTTCCTTGCGAACCAGCGAGGTTTCCGTATGCACCAACTGCGAAATGTTGAGCGTGGCATCAAGCGAGGTGTTTGCAATGCGCGTCACCTCGTCAAAGGCAGGCACCATGCGGCGACCACGGAAATAAATCTTGGGGTCGTCTTCGGCTTGTACCTCAAGCCGCGCCTGCGCTTCGGCTGCAAAACCGAAGCGGACGCCCTCTTCAATGCGCGCGAGCCAATCGACATGTGTCATATCCCAACGGTCGGGAATAAGGGCATCATCAAAAACATAGGCGCGCGCCTCGTCCGGCAGATCGACTTTCAACCGGGCTGCACCGATATCACGTTGCATTTGGCGAATGACGACGGGGCGCGGAATCTCGGTCAGCTTGGCCGTAATATTGACGATCTGCGTTTCAATGGTCTCGGTCCGCATGAACAGGCCGTCCAGATCGACTTCCAGCGCCGCAACACGCCCTTCCACTTCATATAGTGTCTTCACGCGGTCGCCATTGCCCGGCTCGATAGCGGTGATGCCCGCCGAGGTCAGCAGCACAAAGGCGATGCATGCGTCCGTCGATGCCACCACCGGCTTAACCGGAACCGGATTCGCTTCGCCCGGCTGCACGATCAATTCGACAACCCGGCGGATCGTCTTTGGCGTCGTGCGGTTGACGATGACGCTGGTTTCAGGATCGTCGGAAGTTTCGAACGGGCGCGTTGCCGTGTCGGTCACTTCCTTACCGCGCAGCAGGATCGCAACCCAACGCTGGTCGGAAGCTGCCGCTGGAATATAAATCTGAAGGTTCATATCGTTCGGCGCTTCATGCGCATAAACGATTTCCCCGGCGACAAAACGGCCAGCGGAAACCGTGATTTCCTGCGCCGATTTACGTGCCACCGTGAAAGCGGCCCAATGGGCGGGATAGCCGATGGCATCCAGCCAAAGACCGTCCGTCGCGGATTGCGCCTGTAAACCCATAGCTTCGAAATCCGCGTGATCGGCGATTTCAGCTTCTGCAAAGGAAGTGCGCTGCATGTGTCGTTACCCTCAATCCAGCCGCTTGCGATCCATGTAACCGCCGAAGGCATGGCTTCCGTCGATGAAAATATTGTCGTTAAAGGTGATGCCGCGCCGCCATGCGAAGGACACCGAATAGAGCGTCTCCGGTGTCTTGGCGGTCGTCATGGCGCGCTTGGCGCGGCGAATGGGTTCAAGGTTGATGGCCGTCATCGCCGCTCGCCCGAAGGCGCTGCGGCCAATCTGAAAGCGGTTCTTCGGCGCTGTCAGCGTGACGCGGACAAGGTAATGCGCAACGAATGGCTGATGCGCTATCGGGGTCCGGCCAATCACCGCCCGCCCGAAGGTGAAGCGGTTCGGATGGGCGATGCGGTCCACAATTTCCGCATCAACAAACGCAAGGTAGCGTTTCAGCCCGGCAAGCGTGCCTTTCAGCGCCGCCAAGGGAGACCCGGGATAGAGCGTTGAAACCCCGGCGCACTGCGCAATCATTTCCCGCTTGCGCTCTTCGGTCCAATCGTCAAACCAGAGATCGACCGAGTGATGCACGGCAAGCCATGGAAGGAACCGCGCAGGCGTCTGGTACGGGTCCATCAGCACCGCGTAAGGTATCGGCAAATCATCCGACATACCGGCGGCAAGCGTCTTTTCGAATGGCTCCGCCGATGATGGCAGCAACACACCTACGTCGCTCATGCCCGCACCTCGACAGTGATGTTAAGGCTGGTCATCACCGGCACCTTATAGGCGTCGGGCTGGATGACGACGGGCGCGAGGTCGCGCACCCTGATAACGCCATCACCGAAGGCCGCACCCGAAAACAGGGCTTCTGGAATTTCGCCGCCGATCAGGATTCGGGCGGTCGCCGCTGCGGTGACACGCTTTTCCGCTTCCTGCCGGACGATATCCGCAGACGGCCCGACCGCCGGAATTTCAAGGACAAGCGAGACTGCGTATTCCGTCCGCCCGGCGGCCATGACCGAGATAGCCACGGCTTCCGGCGCGCGGTTTGGGTTCGTTACCGACGCCCGGACCGTATCCAGCTCCAAGGCAGTCGGAAGCCTGCCCATCGGGCCGATGACAACAACATCCGTATCGCCGCGACGGCCATGGACAGCCCGGCCATTTACCCGAGCATCCCAAAGCCCAAGCGCCTTGTCAGCAGATTGCGGCCAAGCCGTCCACGCATCATAAAGGTAGCGACCGGCAGAACCGGCGGACGGCAGATCGTAAGACAGCAGATAACGCCGCAACAGCGCATCATCGCCCTCCATGATGGCCGCCGCATTCGCGGTTGCGGGAACCACGGTCAGGCGGACAATGTTCCGGTTTGCGGCGATAGCGTCCAGATTGGACCCCTTCGCATATGCCGCGAGAAGCGACCGGAAAGTATCATTGACGTTTTGCCGGTCCAGAAGGCGCAGGTATGACCAAGCTTCACCGACGACACCCGCCGGGTCCGTTTCGAGATCCTGCACGTCATATTCCGGTAGCGAAGGATCGACCGCCCGCAGCGTGTTCCAGAATGCGACGAAGCGCACTTTGAATTCGCTATAGAGCGTTTCGAAATCCAGCGGGCTAATCGCATCGGGCAACGGCAGGCGGGAAACATCAATCGTCGTCGGTGCGTAAATCGCCATGGTCATCTGCCCGGATAAATGACGCGGACGGTGGCACTCTCCGCAATGGAGTAATCGCCACGATGGCCGCGAGGATAATAGGTGCCGAAGATATCGAGCGCGATGACGCCACCGGCATCCGCTTGCGTCACGCGCCCGGCAGTCATGCGGAAGCGCGGTTCCCATTCAAGGATTGCGGTAGCTGCGGCGGAGTAGAGCGCAAGCACGTTCCGCCGCGTCATCTTGCTGTCAATAAAATCAGGGATATCACTGCCGAAGTTTCGGCGCATGACGCGCGAGCCTTTCGGCGTTTTCAGGATTTTGCGGATTGACTGCTGCGTATGCGGCCAGTCATTCAGCGGCGCGCCGGTCTGGCCGTTTACGCCGGTTGAGCTTGCCATGGGCGCTATCCTCTTTTTCAGGGAAAACGACATTGCCGAAGGGCGGCGCAAGCTCGCGGGCTTCGTCGTCGGTCAAGGGGATGATTTCGCCAGCCGACCGCCAGCGCCCGGCGACTTCGCAGCCGGTTCGTACCTTGTAGTTTTTCATGGGATTTCCTCAGTCCACCGCGAAGACTTTTTCCGAGGCTTCGACAATCGGCCAAAAGCCCGTAGACGAACCGCTTGAGACGTGCACCCTGTCGCCAAGCCGGGCGACACGCTTGCCGCCGTCGCCGCCAAGCTGCACGTTCGGCGATTCAACAATCACCTTCGGCGACGTAACTTTCGCCTGTCCCGCCGATGCTTCAATCACGGTATCGCCGATCTTGATATGAAACGGCGTGTCGCTGTTTTCGCGGGCGTTGTCGTCGCTGTAGGTGGAGAAATCTATCTGCGCATCGGTCATGTCGCCGTTTTCGGAAACAACATCCACCTGTTCGCCGACGCTGTAGAGGACATCGACTTTGACGCCACCGGCAGCGAGGGTTCGCGCCTTGATCCACGGCGTCAGGTAGGGCTTGCCGTCCTCCTGTTCCGACAGCTTGACGCGGTATTTCGATTTGTCGTCGCTGACTTCGGCAATCGTTCCCTTGCGCCGCCGGTTGCGGTTCCGGCGCTCAAGTTCCGCCATTCGCATATAAAGTTCTGTGATCTGGTCCACCAAACTGGCCATTACGGCGACCCCTCGTAAGGCGTGATCAACATGGCGTCGGCCTCGTCATGAATAAGACCGTATCGCCGCATTGCCGTCTGCAATTCGCTGGCATCGCCGGAAAGCTGCGCCCGGATGAGGGCAATCTTTTCGGCCATGGACGGATCATTCGGAGCAAGATCGCTTTCGCATTTGGCGAGGAACCGGGCGAAGGGCGAACCGGGATTAAGCGGTTCGCCGCGCAAAGGTTCGGCCACCATGCTCGCGGTGACTTTCAGTTGGTGCGCGGCAAGCCGCATCCCGTTTGTATCGCCGCTGATGCGCGACCGCGAAACAGATTGGAAAGAAAGGCAGAGTGAGCGGAAGATTGCCGCCCATTCATTATCGGGATCGTTGAGGGCATCGCCAGTCTGGCGAAGCGCCATATCAAGAAGAAACTCAAACGTCGCGTCCGTCGCAGGCATGCCGAGAATAACGCTTTCGTCCGTTTCGGAATCGGTGACCGCGTGCGCCGTGGCCACCCCGGACTCGAAGACGATATCGAGAAGGCCGGGAGACGACAGTGAGCGAAGCTCAAGACCGTCCGAGACCTTAGAACTGTCGGTGTAAACCGAGATAAATTGCTTGTCCTTATCCGTCCGCAATGAACCATCGGCAGCGATATCGAGTACGCCGATTTCGCTGTCCAGAACGTTCGAGCCGACAATGGTGTTTCCCTTGGTCGCCTCCACGGCGGAGATGCGGGCGGCAAAATTGATAAAGGACATGGAAGCTCCTAAATCTCTTTCAGGGCGACAGCGATAAGGTTGCTATGCCGGTCACTGACGAAATCAACCGACCAAGCCGGTTCGCCAGCCCGATCCATCGCACGAACCCGGTCACCGGATTGAAGCGCCGGGCCTTCGTATGTCGAGCGGTCAATGAACAGAACGGCATCCGCCGCAGCGAAGCGAACGCGATGAGGGCCGCTAACGGCATTGCCTGCCGGGCGCGTTGTGTCGTCTTCCGTGTGCAATGCCTCGCAGTGGATGACGATCTGAGGGCGGGCCGGGTCCGTCTTGCCGTTCACCAAGAACGACAGGCGGACCGTCTCGCCGAAAGCGCCGCCAACCTTCCGGTCAACGGCAGCTTCCAGTTTTCGCCAGTCCACCATCTTACTGATGCAAGATGAGGTCGCCGGTCGCCGAAGGATTGGCGGCGACGGCGGCGGCGTAACCGACCTTGGTATTCGCGCCAGCATTATCGGCGGTGGTCAGCTTGGCACCATCCCAATAAAGAAGTGCGCCTTCGGTCCATGCCTGCGCATTCGTTTTGGGCAGGGTGAAGACGCCTTCTCGAGCGAGATTGACGCGCTGGCCAGCTTTGGCGGAAAACTGCGCCACGCCGAACAGCTTGCCGACAAGAACGCCGTCGCCGGAATTGACATCGGCGGGCGCGGTGACTTCCACCGTATCGGCGGGGCCTCGATAATTTTTCATGGTGATCTTCCTTGCGATCAACGTGACAGGAAAGGGAGAGCCGGGCGGCTCCCCCAACGAAGTCAGGCGAGCGGGTTACGCTTGGCCGGGGTTGCGATAGCCGAAGCGGAAGTCGGTCGCGCCGCAACCGAAGTCGTGTTCAACCGACATGCTGAAACCCTGCGAGCCAAACGGCTCGTCCATGCGGACGCGCGGGGCCTCGTAACCTTCGAGATAGCCCCAACGGTAATTGGAGCCGGTCACGGGATCGGCGAAGAGATTCCAGGAATTGTCAGCGATCTGCGACGTTTCCACCAGTTCGAACTTGCCGGAGAAAATATTGACCGTGGAAACCGTTGCGGGCGTGATCGACGCCAGCAGCTTTTCCGCTTCGGTCAACTGGTTCGGGCCGACCAGCATGATACGCGCCGGGTTTGCCAGCAACGGCTTGCCATCCAGCGACTTTTGCTGACCCATCGACTTGCGGCCTTCGCCGACGCTGTCGACGGTAATGGCAGAACCAGCAGCAGCAAGGTTATTATGGTCAGCATGGAAGACGGTTTTGCCGTCCGCAAGCTTGCCGTTGTATGCGCCAGCATAGAAGGTGAGTTCTTCGAACAGGGCGACCGATGCGCCGTAGCTCGTCAGCAGTTCGGCGATGGCGCCGAGATCGTCATTGATGAGCATAGGGCGGCTGATGTTCAGGGCAATCGCATAGCTGAATGCCTGTACGGCTTCCTTACCTTCACCGAACGACCCGAACTTGATCTTGCCGTTTTCCAGAATCTTTTCCAGCATCGGGAAATCGCCGGTCTTGACCACCGTATCCGGGCGGAAGTCGCGGAAGTTCTTCTTGCGGGCAAAGCGCTTGAAGGTCGGCTGCGCCAGTGCGTAGCGCTGTTCCAGCGTGCGATTGACTGCACCTTCAAAGATCACAGGGAAATCAGAAGTCGAATGCGCGGCGCGGCTGAAGATGTTGTCGATATCGCGAGCATTCAGCATGCGGCGACCATGAAAATTCACGGAATCGGCAGCGATATCGACCAGACCTTGACCCATATACTGGCGAGCGGCGGCGGACGGACCGGCCTGCGGGACCGGCGCGCCGAGACCGTACGCCAGCGCTTCGACACGGGCCGAACGGATGGTATCGGCTTCGTCGTTGCCGACCTGCACGCGAACGCGGCTGTCGGTCGGTGCGGTGCGCTCATTGGTCACCATGTGATCCAGCAGCAGACCCCGGAAGCTGTCCAGCGAAGTGCCGGAGCGGATATGGTCACGCGCAAATTCAGGAAAACCCGCACGCGCCGCCAGATCATCGATAGTAGTGATCCGCTCGCGTTCGGCACGCTCTGCGTTCTGCGCTGCGGCCTGCGGATTGTTATTCTGGGGCGCGGGGGCCGTACCGCCTCGCTCCGCATTTTCGAGCGTTGCAATCCCGGCGCGGACGCCATCGAGTTCGGCGAGAATGTCCGAATGCTCTTTTTCGATGGCGCGGGCCGCTTCATCGGAAAGCCCTTCCACCAGTTCCTTGCGCTTGTTTTCGGCGCGCGTCGTCAGGTCGGCGGCGGTCGCCCGCAACGCCAGCAGCGCCGGGGTGGCCTGATAGACATGATCCAGCATGCCGCGCGTCTGCACGAATGCATCGTGGCCGATCAGCGAAGCAGCATGGGAAGGGTCTGCGGAAAGAATGGTGAAGGCGAGACCGAAGCAGACGATTGCGGCGACGGTCGCGAAAACATATGCAGCCTTTTTCATGGCGTGCGGTTCCTTTTGTATTACCGGGCAGGACAAGCGCCGTCGCCCTGCATCCCCGGTAGAAGTCAGGCGGCGAACTGGAAAAATTGGAATGAGTGTCAGCCGAAGCGGCGTTCGGCTTCGGCCATGCGCATGCGAGCGGCCCGAAGGTCGAGACATGCGGCAGACTGGATTGAAAGCGGGAACGTGGCTTCGCTGGATCGGACCTGCGCGCCGGGATCGGCGGGAACGGTCACAAATGAAATCTCATTTGGCGTCCAGCGCTCCACGAAAATCTTTTCGACCTCGCCTTTCTTCGCCGCTTCCTCCACCCTGATTTTATCGATGGAGTAACCCACCGATACATTCTTGATGATTTTGTCAGAAACCAGCCCGAACATGCGGTCGGCGGCGAGATCGATCCCGGCCTTGGGGAAACGGATGGTCGCCCATCCTTCGCCCTTTTCGATCCACGCCCGTTCAACAACGGCGATCTGCGAAAAGGTGGACCACCGGGAATGGCTGTCCAGAACCGGCGCACCCAAATTCATGCGCGTCAGGTCCAGCGCCCGTTCGCTGACGACAAGGATTTCATCGAATGGCACAGCCGTGTCCCATCCGGTATAGCGCAGGCGGCGCACCGCCGCGCCAGTCGTGAATACCAGCGTAACGGTGCGCGCCTCCGCATCGATCGAACTAACATTCAGGTCCTGTCCGCGAACCTGCATCGGCAGGGACGCAGGCGCTTTACGCAGTTCAAGTTTCGTCATCGTCGGGGTCCTTGTCGTCTTCCGACTTGTCGTCGGGCGGGTCGTCTGTTTCGTCGCGCTGCTGCACCTGCCCGGCCTGAGACATCCGCCGGGGGTCGCTGTCGAGAACAAGCTTGCGCTTGTCGATCTTGGCGGCGTCGGACGCGATTTCGTCCAGCACGTCATCCGGGTTTTCGCCCATCTCGGCGATGACGCTGGAGAGGGACCGGAAGCCCGACCGCACTTCCTTGATGCGGGCGTTCACGTCCTTCAGCGGGTCGGCGGAGTAGAAGCGCGGCGGCGACCATTCCACGGCAACTTTTGGGGTCTTGATGATGCCCGCGAAGTAGGCTGCTTCGCAGAACCAGTCCCAAATAGGCTGCAACAGCATCGGAATGATGATGAGCCACTGAACGGCGGAAATCGTCCGGCGGAACCCTTCCAGCCCAACCTTGCTGGACGAATAGTTCACCTTGTCGAGCCGACCGGACAGGATCGCATGAGGAACGCGCCAACCTGCGGCAATGGTGTGCAGCATCGAGTTCTTGTACGGATCATAGCTATCCGTCACCGCCGGTTGCGAGAACTCCATGCCCCGGCCACCGACGGCATTGTAGAACATGCCGGGTTCGAATTTTTCGACACGCCTGCCGTTCACGTCATAGATGCCGGGCTTGGTGGGCTGGCTATCAGTCACTGACATGCCAAGTTGGTCGGCTTCGTCGCCGCCGGTCATCACGCCGACAAGGCAGGCTTCCAGCCGCTTGCGCGTCAATTCCGCCTGTTCGTAAGACGCCAGATCGTAGGTATCGACCATTGCCGCCGTGCCCCACGGAGCACCCATCACCTGCGTCCGCTTCTTTTCGAAAGCGTGCGCAATGTCAGCCGCCGGAACCGGCTTCGAAACAATCGTGGATTTCGGGTCGAAGAAGCTGTTACCCGGATGCGAACCGAACATCCAATAGGCACGCTTCCTGCCGATGGCATCAAATTCGATGCCTTGGATGATCTTGCCGCCATCCGAAAGAATACCTTCCTTGGCGGTGTCAATCAGGTCAACTTCAAGCACCTGCAATTGCAGCGGGACAGGCAGGCCATCTTCCAGCCTGCGGCGGCGGCGGCGAACCAGACCGTTACCGCTTTCAAACATTCCGCGGGCCGTCAGGTTGACGATACCGTTGAAATCAAGATCGCCGTCCGCATCGCAAACCTTGCTCCACTCCGCAAAAAGCTTATTGAGCTTCTTGTTTTTCGAACGGGGAATGATGCCGTCACCGATAGCGTGGGTGACCAGTTCGTGAATTGCCTTTTCAGCATAAGGATTGTTGCGGGCGAGATCGCGCATGCGGTCCCGAAGGGTCCGACCGGCGCGCGCAATTTCTGCGTCCGCCGATGTTGATGGTGCACGCCTGCCGGATTTCAGGCGGCTGGTTTCTGCGCCAGCGTATGCGCGCGACATGATTTGCAGCGCGGCGCGGTGCTTTACCCGCCGAAGGCCAGCTTCGGGCGAGAAATAACCAATGGTCCGGTCAAGAACGGTCGCGAGGCCCATCAGTCGAGCGCCGCGTAAATAGTACGGGAGCCGCCCGACCGGGTGGATTTCAGGGCGGAAAGCGCCTGCATCATTTCTTTGAGAGAGTGATATTCCACCTCGCGGCGCGTGCCGCCAGAGTGGAATATCACCTTTCGCGCGCCCATTGCGATTGCATCTTCAAGCGCAGCAATTTGATCGTCTGTAGTCGCCATTATGCAAGCCACTCCGGTTTCGCGATTTCTTGTGTGTAGGTGGCGACCGCCGGTTCCGGCGGTGTCGAAAGCTCGCCCTCGCGGTGCGCCCAATTGGCATTGACCATCTGGCGGGCGGCGAAGGCATAAACGGTGCAGTCGAGCGCTTCGTGGCGTCGGCCCGGTATCGGAACGAACTGGCGGCTTGGCTGGCCGCGCAGATAGCGGACTTCCATCTTTTCGCCCGCAAGCTGCTCGTACCAGACTTCCGGCAAGTCCTTCGAAAACCGGATGGACTTGGGCCGGACCAGCCTGCCGAAAATGTGGCTCTTGATGCCGTCCACGCCGACGATGAAAAGCCGTCCGCCCTTGACGTTGGTTTTGGAGCGTTCAATCCATGGCCGGTTGCCCGCAGCACCTTTGATCGCCAGAACGCGGCGATTGAAGCGCGGGAACGCGAAGCGATAGACCGTTTCCATCGTCTCGCCGTCCGAGCTATCGACACAAACGGCATCGACCTTGATCTTGCCGCCAAGCGGATGGTCCCATTGCGTCGTCAGGGCAACGTCCAGTTCGGCCCACGTGGTATGGTCATCGTAGCGACCCCACACAACAGTATGGCCGAGAACATAGGGGATGCCCTCTTTGTCCCAACCGACGAAGGTTGCTTCCAGACGATCATCCTGCACGTCCACGCCGACCGTGATAATCAGCACTTGGATCGGGATATTCTCCAGCCCGAAATCTTCGGCCCGGCCCGCAAGCTCGATATCGTCCAGTTCGTCGCCGTCCTCTTTCCACCCTTGGGCAAGGATGGTGTTGACGAAGGTTTGCAGCGTCGAAGGGTCGTTTTTTACGGCGACAAACTCTTTCGCCAACCGACCCCAAGAGGCGTTAGGCAGAAGAGAAATCAGGGCGTTCATGCGGAAACCGGCATGATCCTTGATTTCCGGTCGAAGGGCGCGCCAGCGGCCATTCGCCACCATGCCCGGCTTGTGCCGCTCGTCCACCACAGAGCCGCATTCGGCGCAAACATAATACGCCTTTTCCGGCTCACCTTCGGGCCAATGGATATCGGCCCATGTGATTTCATGGAAGTGACCGCACTCGGGGCAAGGCACCTCATAAATACGCTTGTCCGATTGCTCATAGGCCCGCAACACGTGGCTGGTCGCCTCGTAAACAGGCGTCGAACCCATGACAATCTTGCGGTCGGCAAACGACAGCGTGCGGCGTTCCGCCAGCAGGATCGGCGACCCTTCCTTCGTCGCATCCATGCCGTCCGCCTCGTCAATGAAGAGGATGCGGACATTGTGACGGCGCAGGTTGCGCGGTGCCTTGGCGGCAATGACTTTCAGGAAGCCGCCGGGAAAGCGACGGGCAAGAAGGGTGTTGCGTCCGCCTTCGCTGGTGTCGCCGGTCAAAAGACCGCGAAGCGCTGGCGAGGCATCGAAAATCGGTTCCACGTCCGAAACCATATAGTCGCGGCAGTCGGCCTCAGTCGGCAGAAGCGAAAGGATCGGCGATGGATCGTTAGAACAGAAGCTTGCCATGGCGCTGGTCAGCAGCGTCGTGAAGCCGACACGGACCGGCTTGACCAGCGTTACCCGCTCAATCGCGCTATCGCCAATGGCATCGGCAATTTCACGCTGCGGAGGCCACAGCCGAACCTTGCCGGTCAGCGATGAAACGCCTTCCGGCAAATGGACGCTATGTTCAATCCATTCCGACAGCCGAAGTTTCGGCGGCGGCAACAGGCTGTCCCATACCGCTCGCCGCAATGTCGCCAGCGCCGTTGTCATCGTCCTCGTCACCAAGTTCGGTAAGCGCCGACCGGATTTCTTGGCCGATCAGGTCCACATCGTAGGTCGTGAGATGCGGCAGCATCTGCCGACAGCGCGAAGGCACAGACAGAACAGCGTTGCGGATGCGTCGGCCTATCGAAACCCACTCGTTCCGCACGTCCGTCATCGAAATCAGTTCGCCGCGCATGGCCGCATTTTTCATGGCCGTCTGGTTGGCCTGTTCTCGCGCCAGTCTGGCGCGTTCGGCGGTCAGAACATCCGCGCCGTCACCGCCGCGACCGGCGGCAACAATGCGCAAATGCTCGCAATAAAGCTGGATAGATTGGCGCAGGTCGAAGCGATTCCGTTCTGTCTTCACCACGATTCCACGCTCTACGAAATCCGAAACCGCCCGCTTCGAAACCTTCAGCAGTTCCGCCAGTTCGGATGCGGTGATTTCGATATCGAGCGAGGGCTTTTCCGGTTCGGCAGGTGCCGTTTCGTTAAGCAGCGGGAGGCTTTCGCCCGCTTCCGCATGTTTCTTGTGCGATTTGGCCGCGAAACTCGGGCTGACGTTGAACTTTGCCGCCGCTTCCCGAACCGTATGGCCCTCGTCCATGAAGGCCACGACCTGTTCACGCAACTCGTCAGGATAGCTCTTTGCCATCTGATTCCGATTCCATCGAAAGGGCGGTGGAACCCCCCTATAATTTTCTTCACAGAGCGAAATCCCGCAGTCGCCCACACCCGCTACTTGGCCTCTTTTGGGGGAGGACCCGACCGAGGGGGGTATGGGGTGGGTCGAGGTTGGGGGTCGGGGCGGCCGGTCAGGGGACCAGCTTGACAAGGGCGGCTTCGACCCGCTCTTTCAGCAAGGGCGCTGCAATGCGCTGGAATGCTTCTGCTGTCGCGCCGCTAGTCATTTCCTTCGGGATGAAGACGCCCGAGCGAGCGAAGGTGATCTTCGTGCCGGAGCGATTGAGCCGGTAATAGGCATGTCCGTTGAACTGCGCCACCGGCTTACGGTCGGGGAACTGACCGCCACGCAGGAATGCGCCGGGATAGAGCGTCGGCTTTCCAAATGGTCGCGCCACGACACCGGCTTCGGTTTCCTTCGGGCGCAAATATTTGAGGCGAATGTTGCCGCCCCGCGTAGTCATGTCATAGACGAACCGGCCCGGCTTTGCGGTTGCCGGATTGCCGATGGCCTTAACGATGGTGGCACGCGGCAAGCCTGTCTGTTTCGTCAGTTCACGGATGACAACGGTTTTCGTTCTGTTGCCGACCTGATTGACGATGCGCGGCAGAACTGTCGGGAAGCGCCGTTTCAGTTCCGCTATCCGGTCGCCGTATTCCGCAAGATTGCGGTCGGCCCACTTCATGGACAGAACAGCCATCCTCAAATTTCCCGGAAGTTGCCTACACCCTATGCAAACGAAAAAGGCGACCGGGTTAGGGTCGCCTTCGCTCAAGTCCGCCGATGATATAGCTGTCGCACTGGCCTTGAATCGGTCTCTCTGACGAGAGGGTCAAGGCAGGGTCTACCCGGCATACCCGCGTGGGAGGTTTAAACTCCACTCGCCGGTCAAGACCGACGCGCTTGCACAGGATCAGCAGATCATCCTGCGTTATGCATAGTCACAACTGTTCGAGCAATGCAAGAGAGGTTTCGACAGGCGTGACCGCACCAAACATCTCGACAGAGACGATTGCACCGCTCGCGATACGCTCCCCGTCAACCACTTTGTCCTTGCGCAGTTTGGTGACGTGGCCGGTAAACCCGGCGAAAGGACCGCTGCTAAAGCGGACCCTGTCACCACGCCGGAAGCTCTTGCAGTGCTCCAAATCAAGATCAAGCTCTTGAGTACCGAAGAGCTTGAATCGATTCATTTCCTCGTCTGATACACGATGCGGCTCGATCATGCCGCCGACGAAGCCCGCGACACCTTCCAGCCGGGCAATTCCGCAGACTGCGGCGGGCGAGTAAACCATGTTGACCAGCACATAACCGGGCATCATCGGACGCAAAACATCATGGATAACGCGGCCACGAAAGACCTGTTTACCGCAGTTCTCCATAGGCAAAAAAGTTTTCACACCGGCTTTGCCAAGCGCATCCTCAACAGCTTTTTCCGCCTTGTGCTTCGTCTCCACCACGAACCATTCGTGTTTGCCCGGCTGATTCTCCGCTGCCATGGAAAGCATGGTGACGGTGAGTCGCTTCGTGTTCTGCATCTGGTCGAACAGAGACGCAAAGCGTGTCAGGTCATAAAGCTCCGGGTTGACCGGCTTGTTGGCGGCATAAATCTTCACGTTATGCATCATTGGAGCGTCCCTCGTTTATGGAGAAAAGGAAGTTGGAGAGTGCGGCATCAACTGCCGCTTCGAGATCGTCTGCCCCGTCATCGACAGGCGGGAGATAGACCCATTCCGGCGCATACTCGATAAAGGGCCAGCCATTGCGCTCATGCAGGCGCTTCCACGCTGCAAACACATCGCTATCACGATGCACCTGCCGGAAGTCCTGTACGAAGGGGAGAAGTGCGAGCGAAGTGGTGTAGGGTTCCCGGCGGCGGGCATGGTCCCGCATGGCGCTAACAACCGGCCAACCGTTGTCACGGCGCTTTTCGTGCACAAGCTGTTCACGGGAAATCATGCCCTTGGCGATACGGGTTTCGTCAAAGGTGGTCAGGTGCAGCGGGCCGGTCGGCTCTTTCGACAGAGCCTCAAGCCGCGTCCCCATCCAGAGCTTGCCGCAAACCTTGGCGATGCCCCGCGTCTGCACAGGCTCCGCAAGAGCATGTTCCGGCAGGTCACGCCAATGGCGGTTCTTGAGATAGACCGCTGCGGCCATCAGTTCGGAAGGCTTGGCCCAACGAAGATAAGCGGGCGTCCGCTCCACGCATTCGGCGCGATCTTCCGGCGAAAGCGCGAACCATGCATTGCGGGCATACACCACATCGCCCTTTTTCCACGTCGCAAACCAGAGCGTGAAAGCGTGCTCAATCTTCTTTCGATCAACCTTTTTCAAAGCTCCCTCTTCCGCGTCAGCGGAGGGAGAGTTGTTTGGAAGAGTATCTGGAAGATTCTTATCTTGGTGGAACTCCTCCACCACCTTCCGGTCGTCATTTCCACCACCTTCGGGAACCATTTCCACCACCTTTTCGGCAGAACGTGGTGGAACTGTTCCACCACCTTGACGGGTCGCGGCATCATTGGAAGGTGGTGGAGGATTTCCACCACCTTCTTGTTCATCAGCGCTGGCGGCAGTGCCGGAAAGGTCGCGGCCCGGCCAGCGCGCCACGTATTCGTTCCGCTTCCATTTCTGGCCGCGAAAGCCGTGTTGCGTGACAACGATCCAACCGCTTTCTTCGGCGATTTCGAGGTGTTTCATGACGGTTTTTTTGTCGAGGCCCGTCAGGTCCACAAGGTCCGAAATCGGCGGGTAGCAGGAACCGCCGGTCGCATCCATTTTCAGGCCAAGCGTATGCAGCACAAGGCGCGTAATAGGCGGCAAGCCGGATTTGGCAACCGCGTGCCGCCAAGACCATGCACGCGACGTTGCGCCGTGATCTGGTTCCATCACCGCACACCGCCTTTCCGTACCACGTCGCGCAGGAAAGAGCGCACGGCGTGCACCCCGAGAACGACCGTATGCGGCAATCCGCCGTCCGGCAGGCGCGTGGCATTGATGGCCGCAAATTCCACGTCCAGCGCGTCCACGCCGAGCGAGAAATGCGCCGCCTGCAAAACCCGCCGAATGTCAGTATGGTCGCGATAAATAACACCCTGCGGCGCGCGCAAAAGCCAGTCCGCGCGCGCCGCATCCGTCTGGCAGTCTGCCAGAAGTTCAACAATAGGCATGAGTTCGGTCATCGGCTGATTTCCCGCTCTACCTTGCGCGCCAGAGCGCGGTAGATGTCCATCGCCTTGCATAGATCGCCATGCGCCCGGCGCTGGTCGGCAGCAGCCTTTTCGGCATGTGCGGTAGCTTCCTCGCAGGCGACGAATGCGACTTCCACCAGCCTCGTCTCTTTCAGGAACTCATCATAAAGCGGGTTCGAGCCTGCCGGTCCGAAGAACTGTTCGCGCACCTGCGCCACCCAATCACGCGGCACGCCCAAATCCTTCGCCACGGCGGCATCCGTCCAAGGGGATTTGTAGGTATCCTTCGCGTAAACTTCGTCCAGCTTGTCATTGATAATGCGCCGGTCATCGCGGCTCATTTCGCGGGGCTTGTCTGCAATTGTCGCTACGGTGTCAGCCATGGCTTTCTGTCCTTTACGCTTGGCCGGGCTGGCGTGAAGCGGGCAAAAATCCTTGCGCGGACTGCTGCCGACCACCCATCCCTTGTTCTGGAAATGCTGAGTTGCCGCGATTGGCGGCTTGCGATTGATCCCGGTTTGATGCGGGAAATAGGCGACAGCGCCGCAGCAGGCGCATGTGATCTGCATGGCCTTGGTGGACTTGTCGCCGTATGAAATGGAAACTTCTGGGAAGATGCGGTCGCTCACGTCGAAACCCTCTTTGCCCAAATCTCGAAATCCGTGCGCAGATCAATAAACGCCGTCTGCGCCCGCTCTTCGCGATTGAGTTGGGTCTTGCTGGTGATGCCGAGCAGCTTTTTCAAAACCGTGTCGGCATGGTCCTTATTGTGGATCGCGCGCGTCTGGTCCCGGCGCTCAAGAAAGCGGTGAAACAGCGGTTCCGCGCAAAGCATGGCCGCGTTGGCAGCAAAATCACCATCCCTCAACTGATAGTGTTGCTGTGAGTCCAACGGCACGGATTGCCCATTTTTCAGAGCAGCAATCGCCCTACGCCGAAGACTTAGGAAAAGAATAGCGTCGGACAGAGCGCCACTGATAAGGTCAACCTCATCAGGCAGCGCATCCTCGTAAATCGTGCACAGTATCACCCGGTCACCAGTCGAACGGGTGGCAACTACATGCCTTTGCTTGCCGTCAGCATCGATTTCCCAATTGTCGCCGTTGCACCTGTCAGCGATCATCGCAATTCGCGTGAGACGGGCCTTTTCCCGGTCGCGGTCGGCCTGCGCTGGCGTCATCATGCCGCCTCGCTTTCCGCCGTCGCGGCCGCTTCCTGCGGCTGGAAATCCTTCCAGTCCACCCGGCGAACAACCGTGGCGCTGCCGTAATTTCCGGCCTCGTCACGCTCCCAAACAAACCACGCCGTGTTCATGCGGCTGGAGGCTTTATTGCCCTCCCATCCGTCACGGTGCATCATCGGCAGGCGGCGCTTGAACACGTAGACGCGCGCGGGCGGGCAATCGTCCATGACGAAATTCCGGTCGTCGTCCGCGAACCCGGCAAGGAAATTCAGGTTGAGCAAAAGCGCCATTTTGCGCGGCTGGTAGACCCGCAGGGCATGGGCCACGAAAGCGTTCAGAACGTCGCCGTAAGGCGGGTTGGTGACGATATCGTATGAGCCGGCTCCCAGCGGTTGCGAGGTCAAGAAGTCCTGCACCGCCTGCAATTCGCCGTTACTGTCCGCCGTGCCGTAATCGTTGATATCGGCCAGCACCACGCCATAATGATGGGCTTCCAACATGCGAGAGCATGCGCCGCGCCCGCAGGCAGGCTCAAACACGGTCGCGGTAAATTCTTCCAGCGCCAGCAGCGTAAACATCGCTTCCGGCGGGGTTTCGTATAGGTTTGCGCCGCGTTCTTCCTTCGTGGCGCTCGCCGTGCCTACTGCCGCGCGAAGATTGGCTTTCGTCGGTTCCAGACCGGCGGAAAGACGCGCCTGAATTGCCCGCTCGACAATGCCGGGTTCGCGATGTTCCGCCGCCGAAAGCTTGCGGGCTTCATGGATTTCCTTGTAGGACAGGCCCGTGTCATCGACGGAAAAACCCTTTCCATCGGAAAGGGTTTTCGGTCTGCCGCCCTTCGAAGCCTCGCCCGACGCCTGCGCCTCGTCCCATTTGTCGGCAATGAGGATTTTCGCGCGGGCTTCGATCAACAGCGCGTCCGCCTGCATGCGCCGCGCTTTTGCGATGAGTTTTTCGGTTGCGCCGATCTGTTCGGCGAACTGTGCGGCGGTCTTGGCCTGATTATAGGCGACCGATGCGACGATGCGGGCATTGATAATATCACCGTCATCGAGAAGCGCCCGCGCTCGCTCCACCGTGGCGACCAGCCCGGACGCATCCGCGACCGGCACCACGGCGGTTTCAGTTTCGCGTTCCGGCATGTCACCCGGCTCCGCAATGCCTTCCAGCATCGCCAGCATTTCGCGGGCGCGGTCGGTTGGGTAGTATGTTTTCCCGTTTTTCTTGTCGCGCGTCAGGTAACCGTTACTAACAGACTTGTTTGCCGCCGCGCCCTGCTGCTGCGTTTCCACGGTTACGGTTCCGTTGCGGACAGCGGCGGTGATGACGACAAGGGCGCTTGGGCCGGGCTTGGGAAGTTTGACTTGCTTGTAAGGGGCCATCAGTGCGCCCTCATCAGACGGTCAAGATACGCCTGCCCCAAGCCCGTCAACTTGGCGGTATCGCCATCGGCGGTGATATGGACGTAGCCGCAACGGCGGCACTCTTCGGCGAGAATGTGGAAAGCGATGCCGCAGACGGACAAATCCACCTTGCCGCCCTCGAATTTCACATGACGCAAAAAGCCCCTTGCTCGTTCGGACAAGGGGCGCTTCATCAGTTCGGTGATGGCCGGATCGGTCTGGCGCTTCATTCCGCACCCCCCACGACGCTAAGCCCGACCTTTTGACCGCCCTTGGCTTTGACGCTCGCAAGCGCCTTGCGGAGCGCGGCCAGACCGGCTTCCAGTTCCGCCGCGTCCCGGTCCATCTTCGTGGCTTCGGCAGCCGTTACCATCATGTCGGAAATCGCGACCGCGCCGCCGGAGATCAAATCGCCAGCCTTGCGCACCATATCGGAATAGGCAACGACGACGCACTGGTCGGCGGCGCGTTCGCCTTCCGGGTCCGACAGCCGCCGCCCGTTCAGTTCCGCCATGGCAGAGGTGACAACAGGCACACCGCATTCGCTTTCCAGCGCGTAGACGGCGTGCAGCGGCATCAACTCCGGGTCGGTCGCGTTGTTCATGCGCCCGATGTGGCTTTTTGAGATCGAGGAAATGTCCGCCGCACGCTCGATACCGCCCACGAGGCGGATAAGGTCACGTTGCGCGGCTTTGATGCGGTGAAACCATGCATTTGAAATCATGAGACAATACCTTTCCCGCGCCGGGAAAACCCCGGCGTTTTTCCCGTGGTGGGAATTGATTGGAGATGAGAGTTTCAGGGCGTCAGGAAGCTACGGAGGCCCACATGCAAAACGAGAGTTGCCCGCGCCGGGCGAGAAGAAGGAAAGCGCACCGGCGCGGGTCGCAGCAGGCCGGGAGGATTGGCCGCGCGAAAGGGAAAAGAGGCCGTTCATTCTACGGCCTCATGAAAAAGCTGCGGAAAGACGTTGCCCCTCGCCGCGAGATTTGCCGAATAGATCGCCGAAACTTCCAGATGGGTAAGCGCGATAATAATTGGCCAATGGCGATCTGGAATCCCGCCTTTAGCCCACTTGTAAACCGCATCCTTCGAGAAGGGATCGGCAGTCAACCGGCTCGCGTCCGCAATTGCTTTGGGTCCGCCAGCGCGGCTGATGATTTCAGCAATTGTGAGAGTCGGCGTCGTGTCCATGCACGCACCAATAATGGATTTAAAATCCAATTACAAGGCAACAGAAATCCAAAACGGAAAATAACTCCGGCTCTATGATGGCAAACATGAATTGGTGGCAAAGATTACAAGTGGCGATGGACGCCAAGGGCTGGAAGAAGAAGGAGCTTTCGAAGCGCTCCGGCATTCCCTATGACAGCGTAAACAAATATCTGCGCGGAGATATCAGCCAGCCTCGCGGCGATACGCTGAAAATCTTGGCTAATACGTTGGGCGTTTCGCTTCTCTGGTTGAGAGATGGGATCGAGGTAGCAGACCATCAGAACGTCAAGCCCATTCAGGGCCAGCTTGTTACAGCCGCTGTCATCGGCAGGGTCGAAGCTGGAACATTCCGAGAAGTTGACGCCTTCGACCAAAGAGAGCGAGAACTAGTCTCCGTGCCGCCCGATGAACGGTTCCCCCATGCGCGGCAGATGATATTCGACGTATCCGGGGATTCGATGAACGACCTGAAACCCCGCCCAATCCTCGAAGGCGACAGAATTGTCGCCGTATCGTTCGAAGATATCGCCAATGAAGTGGTGCTGCGGGATGGCATGGTGGTCGTAGTGGAGCGGTCAAAGGACGGCGGCATGACGCGCGAATGGTCCGTCAAGCAGGTGGAAATCTATCAAGACAGGACCGAATTCCACCCACGCTCTACGAACGCAAGACACAAGCCGATTATCATAAATCGGGACTATTCGGCGGACGACGGCACACAGGTTGAGATTATCGCGCTTGCGCGCCGCGTCATAAACGACTTGTCGTTTTAAGAAAGCCAACGGCGTTTGTTTGCCGAAAACTCGCGGCATGCGTCGCTAATCTCATTGATAATCCAAGGCTGGGGCGGTTCACACATCCGCATGTTTCCCGCGTCATCTAGAAAGCTCATAACAGGGATGACGTGAAAACTATCATCGTCATCCGACCCAACAGGCGCGATCCCCGCCACCTTGAAAGAGTAACCCCGGAAACGCCGTCTGAGGAAGTCAGCGAAATGCGCCTCTGAGGCCGCTATCTGGTGGCGCTTTGGGTACGGTGGAACAATAACAAATTCCAGAACTTCGGTTTCCCGCATGGCTTTACTCCTTTACTCCGATCAATTGCGCAATCGGGTTGCCGCAAGGACCGCACGCGAACGGGATTTGCGCTAGGAAGCCGCTTTCAAGCAACTCGTCCACGTCGCGCGGGCTATCATCCCCAGGAGGGATTTCAATCGCCCTAGACGTCTCCCGAAGGCAGTTTTCACACCGCAGAAACAGTGTGAACATCTTATATTTCATCAACGCATAGCCCATTTTGTTCTCCTTCCGTTCTAATATTTGCAAAAACGCATGGAGAGTCGAGTCGTTTTCGTAAATTGGATTTTATTTCCAATTATGGATTGACAAACTAATAATTGGATTTATTTTCCAAGTCAACCAAGCCGCTCAACCTCGTTGCGGCTCGGGCAGACTGCCGGGCGGCGCACCCTCGAAATGTGAACAAGCCGCCCGGCTCCCTCAACGAAAGAAGGATGGAGACTTATGCTTGCAATGTTCAAAAGCCTCGTCGGTGACAAGGCAAAGAAGTTTTCCGGCAAGACTGATTTTCTGGAAGCGGTTTGCGCCGCCTCCGCCCTCGTCGCCACGGCTGACGGCGAGCTTGACGATAGTGAGCTTCTGGCCGCTGTCGCCGCAGTGAAGTCCAACGCCGCCCTTTCCGGCGCGTTCGATGCCCGCGCCATCGAAACCACGATGGACAAAATGTGCAGCCGCGCCGTGGGCCGCGTGGGCAAGGCGGGTCTCTTCAAGGAAATCGAAGACATCAAGGCCGACCACGACATGAGCGAAACTGTGCTTCTGGTCGCGCTGGACGTGGCAGACAGCGGCGGTATTTCCGACGACGAAAAAGCAGTGCTCGCGAAGATCGCGTCCACTGTCGGGCTTGATCTGGCCAAGTACCTCTAACCATGGCGACCGCGAAGAATATCGCCTTGGCGACGGCGGCGGGCCTTCTCGTCACGATGCAGGCCCTCTTCTTTTCCTTCGCCATGGACCTCGTTTCCAGCGTCCTGCTGGTCGCAATCGGCTTCGTCGCAGGCCGCTTGTCCCGCTGAAAAGCCCTCCTGAGCATGAGGAAAAAGGCTCGCCCCAACCCAATCAGGAGATACCGGAATGCGCATCAATACCGCAAACGACACCGAACTGACGCAGGCGATGGCGGATGCCATCCAGCGCGTGGGCGAAGGCTGCACAAAAGCCGACCTTCGGGAATGGTTCACCGCCGATGAAATCCACCGCTGCGGCGATGCCGCTACTGCCCGGCTCCATGACATGCGCGTTCAGGACGCGCGTGCTGCGGCCTGATGCGGTTTGGCGATGGCCTTCGGGCCATCATCCAACAGCATCAACGGAGAAAAACATGAACAAGGAACGCCGCAAGGAAATCGCACGCGCCGCCGCGATGATCGATGAGGCCAAAGGCATACTGGAAACCTGCCGCGACGAAGAGCAGGAATATTACGACAACATGCCGGAATCTTTTCAGGACGGCGAAAAAGGCAGCACGGCCCAAGAGGCAATTGACGCGCTTGAAGAAGCCGTTTCCAGCCTCGAAGACCTCACCGCCAACATCAGCGATTTCGCGGCCTAGTCATCCGCTCCGGTTTCCGCCTCACGCGAGGCGGTTTCCCGAACGGATGGAGACAGCCTTGATCCAGATTTATCCCATGATTCCGACAGAGCGCCCACAGCAGGCAGCGCCGGCCTATGGCCGCTTTTTTCTGGCCTGCGCGTGCGGCGTCCTCATCCTCGCAATCATCGGCGGCGCGGCGCTTTGCGCCGCCAGCCTCGCAGAGATCAAGCGCCACCACGTAGCCGCCGGGAGCACGTGACTGAAAGGAGCCGTCATGCTTAAGCAGCCCCCTCAAGCGCCTCGCGCCGTAAAAAGCGAGGCGTGACATGGTCCACGTTGAAGTTTCCCCCAAGCTCAAGGAAGACGCCGCGCATTTGGCGATTGCCGCGACCCATGTTGGACAGGCGCACATTGCCGGAACCGGGCCTGCTGGCCGCACCTGCGAACAGTGCGCTTTCTGGCACCTTTGGAAAAAGGTCAAGGTCGGCGACGAGGTGCGCGAGGTTCCCGCCGATGCCGGCCGTTTCAGCGCCCGCCACAAAGACCGCCCCGGCCAGCGCAAGGACGCGCTTTGCAACAAACCAATTTTGAACAAGGCCCGCCGGAAGATCCCCGCGAGTGCGGTGGCGTGCAGGTTCTTCGATCCGCAACAACCGGAGTCAAACTCATGACTAAATTGAAATATCTGCCATCCGCGTGGCGGGATGAGTACATTCCCGACCCACAGGAGAACCCGGACAACTTCATTTGTCAGACGGGCGAAATGTGGTTCCTGCGTCCGCCAGAAGACGCCCACGATGATGAGACCTATTCGCAGCGATTGCAGCGCGGAGACATCGTTCCATTTAATGAAAACCGCGTGTTTGGCGATTTCGTCCTGACCGTAGATGCTGATGGCACTTGGTCAACCGATTTCCATGTTCCGCAGGAGGCCAACTGCTTCCGCTTCGAACGCGACAACGACACGTTGGCATATTCGATTGAAGACCTGATTTCGTCGTGTGAGATGAAGGAAGGACGGTACGATATCGATGCCTATTGGTGGTCGGACTTTGACGTCCCATTTCGTTTCGTTGTCCAGGGCGAAACGGCCAGATTCATTCGGATCGAGGAGGGTACGCGATGAACGAAGTAGCCATGCCTGTAAAAAACAGCCAGCGCCCGCGGCTCCGCCGGAAGGACGTCCCGGCCTATCTTGCTTCCGTCCACGGCATAGATATTGCCGTATCTACTCTGGCTAAACTCGCCACAGTAGGGGGCGGCCCAACGATGCAATACACTGGAAGAATTCCACTTTACCACATTTGTGATCTTGACGCATGGGCATCGAAGCGCCTCTCACGGTCCGTTTCATCGACCTCTGAGCAACGCTAGCGGGCCTTAAAACGAGTGATATTCACGCTCTGACAACAGGACAACCCGCTCGTCAAACGCAGCAAGTTGTTCTGTTATTGTTTTGAGATCACTCTCAATATCGCCGCGCGTGTGGATCGTGGTTATCCCCCAGTTATGTGCAACCGAACCCCGTTTGCTTCCATAGCTGTCTAGCGCAGCCCTAAGCGTCAGATTTTCGGCGGCCTTGGTATCAATTCCAAGCGGATGAAAAATCTTATCTTGGTTCGTTGCCTTTATACCGTGATTGTCTTCGACAACTTTCTCATGGGCGGAAATTGCGGCGTTGCCGACCCCCTCTATTGACTGAAAAAAATTCACTGAATTGTCGAAGCAATCCACACACTCGTGCAACTTACTTTTGTGTGCGGATATTAGCGATAACATCGGCAACGTGAGAACACGCTCGTCCGTCAACCGGTCTATCGACTTCTGGGCAACCTCAAGTGAAAGCTTTTCAAGATACTGCTCCAACACCGCGTGTGACAACAGGATTAACGAGCGGATTTTTAGATAATGTAAATCTGTCTTCGGCTCCCCTTTTGGAACCTTGTTGCAGATGATTTGCGCGTCAACGATACCGGAGCGAAGTTCGGAGAATGCATCGCTATTCGGCATCGCTAGCTATCTTTGGAAGAGTCAACTTTACACCCGACAGCTTACTAGCAACTTCATACCACTTTTCGAACCTATACCGTGTCGCTCCCGTACTTTTTGTCGTTGTCTCGACAGACGTTACAAATCGATGGTCGGTTTGACAAAGTTCAATAAAGCCATTCCGAACGGCTGGGGCATGCTTGAGCGCCCACGCACGAAACTCGTCATGAGCAAATGACCCAATTATTACGTCGAAAATTGCACGGTTGAAGCGGGTATCGAACTCGTTTTTGTCAGCAAGCCATTTTCTACACACAGCTTTAGGCCCGAAGACCTTTCTAGCCGCGCCGATCGATGATTCGAACGTGGACAACTGCTTCTCCAGCGCAGATACGTCAAAATCATCATTTTTTTGTCGGCAGTATTTATCTAAATAGTCTTTCAAATTCCCTCGATACTCAATCTTGGAGTCTTTGTACGCCAAGTATCGAACAGTAAGCTCTACATCAGACATTCTCTTGTCTGGAGCTTTGAGGCGCAACAGCGCGTGAAGTTCTGAAAGTTGTTCAGTCCATCGGATAACGAAACGCAAGAAGGGACCACGGTGCAGCGCTGTACGCAACTCCATTGGCGAAAGCTTCACCGACCCCGAGTTCAAGCGATAGAATATTTCGTACAATACTGCTTCTTTTTCCCAGCCTTTGAGGACGGCAGTACGTATTGTTGCGTTCTCGATCGCCCTTTTGAACTTGCTAATACGCTGGATGTCGTCCCAAGTTTTACCATTCAATTCGTCAAGGTTTTCCAAACCCGAAAGTTTGAACGTCGTGCCGTCATCAAATTGCTGATCGAAAAATTGCTTGATCGCTATAAGGCGCTGTTTACCGTCAAGAACGATATAAGATGCCTTTGAGCGCGAGTCTGAAGACAGCAGGATTTGTGGAATAGGTATCCCAAGGATAAGGGACTCGATAAAGCGGGATTTCGCCACTTTATTCCACACCGCGCGACGCTGGAACTCGGGGTCTAAATCGAGTTCCGTGGCGATTTGATCGCGAATAGTCGATACTGTCCAATCAGACGGAATTATGAAGAGATTTTTGAAATCCTCTGGCCGAACTTTATAGTCGTCGCTTCCCTCGGCCTGCTCATCATACTCGAACGGCTGATCTCTGTAATCTTCATCTTCAATCATCTTGGATCCTCTTTGGGCCTAGCCCTACATCGGACAAGCTACCAATTTCTAAAGTCTGCGCCATAAAAAATACCAACAATTGCCGAGAACCTAAACTTCCTCAGACAATAAACGCGTGATCTCGTCGGAGACCTTACTGGCAGCTGCAATAAGCACTGCGTCGAGGTGATGAACGTATCGCTGCGTCACGTTGCCGGCCGCGTGGCCCAACAACGCGGATATTGTAATTTCGGTAAACCCGAGATCACCCGCAACGCTGGCGAAAGAATGCCGTAACGTATGCGACGTTACACCCGCTAATCCCGCCCGGCTCGTCAGGCGGTCAACCGCATCGTCCAGCGCGGTGTAGTGGCCTTTCTCGCTTCTTGGCCCCGGCAGAACGTAGGGGTTATCCCCATCTCTTGGAACGTCTCGCAGAACCTTGAACACTGCGTTACCCACCGGACGAACGGAAGCGTCCTCTTTGGAATCGTCAAGCCGCAGGCAGCTTCCGCTCTCGTCAACTTCCGACCACATCAGCCCGGCGATTTCGCTGAGCCGAAAGCCTGTCAGAAGAAACAGCTTCGTGCCGACAACGCCTTGCCAGAGTTCGTCGTCCGCATTTTCCAGAACTTTTCCAAGGGCTCTATATTCCTTTGCGCTCAATCGGCGTGTCCTTTTCCCGACCGCCGGTTTCTTGATACCGCGCGCGGGGTTGTTCGGAATGATACCCTCGGACACGGCATAGGTGAGAATGGCACTCAAGAGCGTCACAGATTGCGACGCCGTCCCTGCCCCGCCTGTCACCACCGCGCGGCCACGCAGCCTCCCTGTTTTCTCGTCAGCCGCTGTTTTGCCGATCGTCACGTCGCGCATCATCTTGATGGCATCGGCGGTCTTCAGTTCCTGTACACGCCTGTTGCCAATGAGTGGGATGATATGGCGGTTTGCCCTACCCTTATCGACATATAAGGTGGACACCTTTTTCGGTTTCCCGCGCTTTCCGAATACCAGCCCTTTGTCTGCCGCCTCAAAATACAGATCGCACAGTTCCTTGACGGTTAGTGCCTTCCGCCGCGTTGAACGGTCAAGCTGCGGATCTTCGCCCCTCGCAACGTCACCAAGAACTGCCTTTGCTTCTTTCCGTGCCTCTTCCACGGTCAACGGGCCATGGACTCCAATCTTGAAACGGCGCGTCTGTTTGCCCGCCCTGTATTGCGCGACATAGGTCTTGCGACCGCTAGGCCATACGCGAACCCCAAAGCCGGGCAATTCGTCATCCCACTCGAAATAATCTTTGTCGCCAGCCGCGAGGCCGTCTATCATCCGCTTTGTCAGCTTTGCCAC